AGATCCATATATCACGCCGAGTAATAACTCTCAGGCAACTATATCGCCTATGGCTAATTTTAAGATTATTATGACAGTACCAATGTTTGACAACGCCTCTAACCTAATTGGCATAGAGGACACAATAGTAGCTGTGTTTACTAAACTAGCTAATAGCGCAATTGTATTTAATGTTACTGGCGTAAGCGCGCCAAGCGTACTAAGCGTTGCCGCAGGTGACTATCTAACGGCAGATTTACAAATAAGCATACTAACGAGCTGGAGCTAACTAATGGCACTTACAGATGAAGAAAAAGCGTTTTTAATCAAAATTGGCCAAGAGCTGCCAAAAGAGATTAAAGAAACCCAACCAAAAGAAACAACAACACAGAAAGTAGAGGAATAGCCCTAATGGCAATTTTCTTATCAAACGGCGTAGTGGCTACTCTTAACTCAGTAGTGCTATCAGACCACGTTACAAGCGCAACAATTAACCGTAGCTTTGATGAGCTAGAGGTAACTGCTATGGGCGATACAGCTCATAAGTTTGTAAAAGGCCTTGAAGCTAGCACAATCACTTTAGACTTTCTAAATGATGATGCTGCCTCAGGTGCAGGATCAGTACGAGCAACGCTACAAGCTGCTTGGGGTACAACAGTAGCCCTAACGCTAAAGCAAACAAGCGCGGTAGTTTCAACAACAAACCCGCTATACAGCACAACAGTTTTGGTTAATAACACAACCGACATTAACGGCGCTGTAGCTGACGAGTCAACACAGAGCATTACGTTTACTTGTAATTCACCAATCGTAGTAACAACCGCACCATAATTAAACAGACAAGGGGCTAACACAATGGCAAAACTTAAAATAACAAGGGCAGACGGCAGCGTATCGGATCATCAGATTACGCCACGTATTGAGTACGCCTTTGAGTTATATGCAAAAAAAGGCTTTCACAAAGCTTTTAGAGATGATGAAAAGCAAAGTGATGTGTATTGGCTAGCCTGGGAGTGTTTACGCACAAGCGGGCAAACCGTACCGATGTTTGGGGCAGAGTTTTTAGACACCTTAGCTAAGGTTGAGGTACTAGATGATGACCCTTTGGGGTAGTGGGGCGCGGTAGCTTTGGTTACCTCATAGCGCAGCTAGCCGTGGAGACGGGTATTGCGCCTCAGTACTTACTAGACCTAGATACGTATATGTTTAAGAATATGTTAAAAGTTTTAAGCGATAAAGCTAAGGAGCAGCAAAATGCCAGTAGAGGTAAAAGGGGGCGTTGAGCTACGCAAGGCTCTAAAAAAGTTTACCCCTGACCTGGCTAAAGCGTTGCCTAAAGAAGTAGCAACTGCTCTTAAACCTATAGTTAAAACTGGTAAAGGATACCTGCCCGATAATGGACAGATACTAAGCGGCTGGCTGACACGGCCTAATTCTATGGGCACGTTCCCTACCTATGATGTGAGCATAGCAAAATCTAAAATAGGCTATAAAACCACACCGTCAAAACCTAACTCTAAAGGCTTTAGATCGCTGGTTAGTATTTTTAATAAAAACGCTGCAGCATCTATCTATGAGCGTATGGGTAAGTTAAGCCCTGAGAGTGTCTTTGTTAAAAATCAACAGCAAAAATATAACGCACCTTTTAAGGGTAAAGACAGGATGCAAGGCCGTGTTTTATTTAGGGCCTACGATGAGAATAACGGCAAGGCTAGAGATGCGGTCATTACAGCCATTAACTCAGCCGCGGCTGCCCTTAATAAAAGTACAAAGGTGTAATTATGGCCAGCGTAGTTATAGATATAGCCTCAGAGTTCACAGGTAAAAAAGCATTTAAGCAAGCTGAGACGGCTACCGACAAGCTTAGTAAATCGGTTAAAAGTCTAGCTAAAACCTTTGGCCTTGCTTTTGGTACGGCTGCCATTATTGGCTATGCCAAAGCCTCAGTAAAGGCTGCAGCTGCAGACCAAAAAGCCCAGCAACAGTTAGCCCTGGCATTAAAAAACGTAGGCTTAGAGCGCGATGCTGCCTCAGCTGAAAGATTTATACAACAGTTACAAAGTGAGTTTGGCGTTATAGATGATCTATTAAGGCCTGCTTATCAAAAACTAGCGGTAGCAACTAAAAATACAGCCGAGACCCAGCGCCTATTAAGTATTGGCTTAGATATAAGTGCATCAACTGGCCGCGATTTAGAGAGCGTGACAGGCGCATTAAGTAAGGCATACCTGGGTAATAACACATCTTTAGGTAAATTAGGCGTAGGCATATCTAAAGCAGACCTTAAAACTAAATCTTTTAAGGAGATTACAGACGATTTAGCCAAAACTTTTAAGGGTTCAGCCAAAGCAGCCTCAGAGACTTTTGCAGGATCTATAGCTAAATTAGGTGTGGCCTCAGAAAATGTTAAAGAAATTATAGGTACAGGCCTTATAGATGCCCTAAAAGGCTTAGGCGATGATACAACCGTGGCAGACCTTGCTACCAATATGGAAAACCTAGCTACTTATACCGCTGACGTTATACGCGGGTTTGGCCTTATGGCCGCAGCCTTAAAAAAGATACCTGGGCTATCAGGATTAACAGGGGCTAGCATAGTTCAAGCTATCCCAATTTTAGGCAGCTATATAACTTTACTTAATCAAGCTGGGGCACAAGCTAGACGATCAGCAGAGGTCAATGCTCAAAAAAACCCAATTCAATCAGGCTCATATCTCAGCACTCAAAAGAAAATAACAACCCTTACTAAAGAGCAGGCTGCAGCTCAAGCTAAAATCCTTGCAGCTAAAAAGTCTCAGGCAATTCTCGATAAGGCTAACCTGGCTTTAGCTAAGGGTAACGATGTCTTTAATATGGATGCTATACAGTTAAACGCTGCGCTTATAGGCCAGGCTGAGGCATTAGGGAAGGCAACTACTAGCGCACAGATCTTAGGCATAGCCAACGATGTACAGCGCCTAAAGGTTAAGCAAAGCATATCTGAGCTAGAAGATGCCATAGCCTCAAAGGATGATGCAGCCATAGTAAAGGCCACAGCCAAACTAAACGAGGACTTAAAGATACTAGGCGCTTTGCAGCGCCAAGATGCAAAACTGCTAGACATAAACAGGGTTTTGGCAGGTATGAAGTCAACCGATCTAATCAACCTGGCTAACCTACAAGCTGCACTAGACCTATTAGCAAAGTTTAAGTTCCCTACGCTCACTATCCCAGGCGTTACAACGCTAGGTGCAGCTACGTCCAATGCTGGCATTACCTTTAACCCAAACCAAAACAAAGACCGTAACTATGACCTTAACGTATTGGGCGTAGGTGGCGATATGCCTGACAGCCTTAATGCACCCGTAGCAGGCGTGGACTTTAACCCTAACCAAAATAGAGATCGTAACTACACTAATAATGTAATTAACGTAACCGCAGGCGTAATTGGCGATGAGAATATAATCGTAGATGCCGTGCAAAATGCCCTTAATGAGATAGCACGTAGAGGATACTTAACTACCTACGCAGGGGCCATAGCAGTATGACCGTGCCAGTAGTAAACGCTGTTATTAATTTTAGTACTGGCCCTAGCTTTGCTCAGGCTATGATTTTAGACAGCGGGATACTAGACACAAACGTATTAGCAGATAGTGCAGCTGTAATTGTGGACGTGTCTAACGTAGTGGACAGCATCCAAACTATTAGAGGCCGTAACGCACAGGCTGACCAATTCCAAACGGGCACCCTATCTCTGCGTATTGTTGACCAAAACGGAGACTTCAACCCGCAAAACCCAAGCGGGCCGTATTACAACTTATTAACGCCTATGCGTAAAGTACAGATTACGGCTACATACGGGGCAACTACTTACCCTATCTTTTCAGGCTTTATTACTAGCTATACAACTACTACACCTAAAAATGCTAATGACGTTGTTTATACCACCATACAGGCAGTAGATGCTTTTAGACTGGCGCAAAATGCACAGATTAGTACTGTGGCTGGCACCTCAGCGGGGCAGCTTAGCGGCACAAGAATTAACGCCTTGTTAGATGCTATTAGCTGGCCAGCTACTATGCGTGACGTAGATGCAGGTTTAACCACTATGCAGGCAGACCCAGGCACCGCCCGCACAAGCCTTGCAGCTATGCAAACGGTAGAGATTAGCGAGTATGGGGCCTTGTATGTAGATGCAGCTGGCTCGTTTGTCTTTCAAGATCGTGCAGTAACCGCTGGCAGTACTGGCCTAACGCCTGTGGTATTCAACGATAACGGCTCAGATATTAGCTACTTTAATGCGGTGTGGCGCCTTGACGATACTCTAGTTTACAACTCAGCCAGCGTTACCCGTACAGGTGGCACAACCCAAACGGCCATAAATCAGCCCAGCATAGATAAGTACTTTGTGCATAGTTACAACCAGCAAAACCTTTTAATGGAGACCGATGCCGTGGCCCTGGACTACGCACAGGCATACATAGCATCTAGGGCTGAGACAAGCATCCGATGCGATGCTATTCAGCTAGACCTTTATACCGATAATTACAACTTAGGCATTATTGCAGCCCTTAGCCTGGATTACTTTGACCCTGTAACTATTACAACTAACCAACCTGGGGGCTCAACCCTTACTAAGACTTTGCAGGTGTTTGGCGTAGCTCAGAGCATTACGCCTAACAGTTGGAAAACAACACTCACCACTTTAGAGCCAATTATTGACGGCTTTATATTAGACTCAGCAATATACGGCCTGCTTGACAGCGGCGTATTAAGTTATTAAGGAGCAATAAAATGGCAGCTGGACTAGGTTTTAAGACCTTTACTACTGGCGAGGTACTTACGGCAGCTGACACTAACGGCTACCTAATGCAAGGCGTGTTGGTGTTTGCATCCTCTGCCGCACGTGCCTCAGCTATAACCTCACCACAAGAGGGGCAGTATTCTTTCTTGAAAGATACCGATGCCCTTGAATACTACAACGGTAGTGCGTGGGTAGGTGCGCCCGTAGGTGACATCACAGCCGTAAACACAGCCGTAACCTCAGGCCTCACAGGTGGAGCAGTTAGCGGAGCCGTTGATCTATCTCTTTTGCTTAACTTTAATGCTCAAACTGGCACTACCTACACGCTTGTATCTACTGACCTTAACAAGCTAGTGACTACATCTAACGCCTCAGCTGTAACCGTGACCGTGCCACCCAGCGTATTTAGTGCAGGCCAACAGATCAACGTGCAGAGCATAGGCGTAGGCCTAACATCTTTTGCACAAGGTGCAGGCGTAACTATCACCTCAACAGGTGCAACAGCCACAGCTCCAATTCTAAGAGCGCGTTACTCAGCTGCCACAATTATCTGCACAGCTAGCAACACCTTTACGATTATTGGTGACTTAACCTAATGAGTCCAATTCTAGGAATTATTGCCAGTAGCAATTTTCAAAGAGTGACTAGCTCTTATGAGTCTATTGCTACTGTAACTGTTGGCTCAGGTGGCTCATCATCTATCAGTTTTAGCAGCATCCCTGCTACTTATACGCATTTACAGGTTCGTATGTTATTCAGAGATACACGAGCAGTAGTTGGAGATTATGCTTCTCTACAATTTAATTCTGACACAGGATCTAATTACGCATTACACCTTTTGAGTGGTTCAGGTGCAACCGCAGCAGCAGCGGGTTATTCAAGTCAAACATCTATTGACATTTCTCGTGTTGCTGGTTCATCTGCTACAGCTTCTGTATTTGGTGCAGCGATTTTAGACATTTTAGATTATACCAATACAAACAAGTACACAACCACTAGAAGTCTTGGTGGCGTGGATAACAACGGATCAGGTGAAATCGTATTGAATAGCGGTTTATGGATGAATACCGCGGCTGTTAGCACGATTACAATTAAAGC